ATCTGCTCCTTGAGCGCGGCGATCTCAGCGGCCATACGAACAGCCGAGGCCGACCCGGTGGCGTTCTCGATATAGGCGGCGGCCTGCGTCTTGAGTTCGCGACCGCCCTGCCCAAGCGCCTTGAGGTTGGTCCCATCGAGGGCGGCAAGGGTTTCGGCCGTGAAGATGCTGAGCGCGCGCAGCTCGGAGCGCTTCGCCTCAGTCAGGAACGGCAGCTCGCTGATCGGGGTGCCTTCCTGAACCTGCGTCGAATTTTCCTTGAAGCGGCGATACTGCGCATTGAAGCGCTGCGCGTAGGTCTGCGCCTCTTGCTCGCCGTCCTGGTTGGTGACCCAGCCGCTGAACGCATGCGCCGGGAACACCTTGACGGTGTTGCGGTCGCCGGCAGCGCGGATCATGCACTGCTCCATGTCATCGAAAATCGGGCGGCCAGCGGCTTTGCTCTTGGCTTCGTTCTTCACCTTGTCGTGCCGGAAGGTCACAACGAGCAGATCATTGTCGGACATTGGTTATTCCTGTCGTTTCTGAGACGGTGCGGGGAGGGAAAGGCGGGGCCTAAGCCCCGCCAATCAGGCTTAGTCGTTCGACGCGATGTCGTCGGTGTACGGACGGCTGATCTCGAACTCGGCAAGACCCGCAGACGGGGTGCCGATGGCCGAGGCTCCCTTGGCGAGGTGGACCATGTCACCATCGACCACGGCGTCATCGACGCTGCCGGCGGTGCCGGTGGCGAACACGAGGCCGTTGTCGGCGTAGGACGCAAGAACCTTACCGACTGCCTTGCCGCTGATCTGATACCAGCCGGCCTTGCCGGTGACGCACGCCGACATGGCGACCGCAACCGGGCCGATGGCATTGGCGGCAAGCAGCGCCGTCGAGCCGTCATCGAGATTGTAGGTCACCCACGTGCCGACGCCAGTCGTGTCCAGCCCCTTGAGGAAGATGAACTCGCCCGCGCCATAGGTGGGGTCCCACGCATTGACGATGGTGCCGTAGGGCAGCGGCTTGATGTAGTCGTCAGCCGCCGGGATGAACTCCGCAATGGGCGGATAGCCCAGCGAAGGTGTCTGGATAGCGTAAGCCATTTGGCTTCACCTTTTGCGAATGTGGAACGGGAAGGGGGCGCGGACACTCAGGCCCGCGCCGGGTCACTCATCACGGGGAGGAGTCGTACATGCGCCAGTTGAACAGCGGATTGGTCATGGTCATCTCGCCCATCCAACCGATGAACTGCGCGATGGCGTCCTGGTTGATGGGCTTCTGGCCGTCGCCTTCGAACAGCTTGGAGAAGTTGCGCGAGGGGTTGAACCGGACGCGGAGCGAGTCCGTGTCGAGGCCATAGGTCGTGTTCGCCGGCATGTTGGAGCCGATGCCGCCGTCAAGCACGATTTCCGCGCGCTTGCCGCCGCCGACATATTCCAGCGAGGAGAAGCCCAGCTTCGCGAGCCCGCCTTCCTTCTGGATGCGCTGCACGGTCAGGGTGGCCGCATCATAGGCCGAGTAGTGTTCCGGGCTCATCAGCAGCAGATCGGCGTGGCGGCGACCGCGCGAGCGGGCCGTCATGATCTTGTTGAGGAACGGACGGATGGTGGCCGAGGTGATGCCGGTGCCGATGCCAGTGTCATACGAATTCACGTCATACGTGTTCGTGCGCCAGATGGCATTGTCGGCGCGGCTGATGCCGCCATAGGTGCCCGAGTTGGTGACGATGGGGACCGCGACCGCGAGGCCGTTGATCGCCTTGCCGCCGTTGGCGGTGCCGTCGCCGTGAAGCGCGGTATCCATGGCGTCCATCAGCGAGCGCTCGGCGGCGTCGAGATAGGACTCCATCACGTCGAGGATCTGGCCTTCGCCCTCATTGTTGAGGATTTCTTCCAGAGCCAGCGTGATCGGAATCGCGATCATCTTGGGCGTGAAGTAGGCGTCGTTGAACAGCTCGATGGGAGCGTTGTTCAGGAAATCGAAGCCGTTGTACCACTGCGCATCGGCCTTATCGATCTGGAGCGTTTCACGGATGCGGGGACCCGAGTACGATTTCCAGTTGCCCTTGCCCTTGAGGGTGGCGAGCAGCGCGTTGTGGTTGGACACGAGGTCCTGATAGCCCGGAGTGCGCTCCTCCAGGGCCATCGAAAGCACCTGCTGATAAGCAGCCACTGTGTTGATGGACATTTTCTGATCCTGATTGTTTAGGCGCCAGCGCGGGCCATGCCGCGTTTGAGCGCCTCACGGATGGAGGGGATGGGCGCGTCTTTCCTCTGAGAGGCCGGGTCTGAGCCGGTGCTGGGGGCGCCTGAGATTGACTTCTGGCCCGCTGGTTTGAGCAGCGGGGTCGTAGGAGCCGGGCTGAGCGGCTGCGTCTGTGCGGGCACGAAGCCGAGGCTGCGTGCGAGTTCCGCCATTTCCGTTTTCGCCGCCTCATAGGCAGCGGGGAGGTCTTTGCCAGCGCGGATGTGCTCCACGATCTTGGGCGAAAGCGCTTCGAAATCGGCCTTGTCCTGCGCAAAGGTCGAAACATCCGTCTCGATGCTGCGCTGGGTCTGGCTCTGAATGTGCGATGTCACGCCACCCAACTGGCGCTCAAGGTTCGTGATCTGCTGCCGCAGCGAATGGATGGTGGCGTCGTTCTGGGTTTGCGACTGGTCGGGCTGCTGGCCGGTCAACTGGCCGATGAACTCGCGCAAGCCCATCTGATTGCCGGTCTTGTCCCGGATGATGCTGTCGATGCCCTGCGCGAGGTCCTCGCTGAGCATGGTGTCCATGGCGACATAGCGGTCCAGCGCGGACGGGAGATCGGTCCCGTACTGCTTTGCCATGTCGTCATAGCGCTTGATCGGCTCCCAGCGCTGGCGGTGTTCCTCCAGCCCGGCTTCCATTTCGCGCACAGTGCGATGCACGGCGCCCTTGACCGATTCCGGGGCATTGGCCCATTCCGCCTTGGCGGCTGCGTCGAAACGTGCCGGGGCCTCGTGAATGCTGCCCGGCTCAGGCTTGGCCGCTGGCGGCGTTTCGGCGACCGGCTGGCCCTCGACTGCCTTGGGGGCAAACTTGCCGTCTGGCGCGCGCTCTGCGGCAGCCTTGACGGGTTCGGCGGGCTTTTGTGGCTCAGCCTTGGCCGCGACGGGTTCCTTGACCGGCTTGGGTTCGGCCTTTACGTCCTCCTGCCCGGCCTTGACCTTCTCCATGGCCTTTTGCAGCGCCTCGCGGGGCGTCTTTGCGGCCTCCTCAACCTTGGGCTCAGGCGGCTCGACTGCGGGCGGGGTCTGTGTGCCCAGCGGGGTCGGCGTAGAGACGGGTTCGGTGATCGGAGCAGCAACAGGCGCAGCGGGCGCGGGTGCGCCGCCGTCAAGGGCGATATCGGTCATGGGGGTGCTTTCTGAAAGCGTGCTGGACTAGATGCCGACGCGGGCCTTGGCCTGCTTCAGCGTTTCTCGGATGGCCTTGCGGTCAATCTTCGGTTCAGGCTTGTTGAACCGTGCCGGGTCGTTGCCGACCTCGACATAGCCTCCCTGCCGATTGGCACGACGCCAACTGGCTTTGGAGGTGTGCGTGCGCATGTCGTGCGGATGAACGCCGGGCGGCATGTCATCGCCGATCACCATCGGCATGGGCAGATGCGAACGGCCTGATACCTCGTGCTTGACGCATTCAGCCGGCCATGGAGCGTCGAGGTCGTGCCAGCCTCGGCAGACTTTGCAAAACCGCTCACGCATAGCCCAGCATCCTGTCGAGTGCATCGCGCATCTGGTCGGGCGTGGTCGACGCCGCCAGCCGGTTAGTCCCGGTAAAGTCCTTGATCGCCAGCCGGTCGGCCACGTTGCCGTCGATGATCGATCCGACGCAGTTCGGGTTCTGGATGTAAATCCCGTCGTGGTTGCCCTCGCTGTGCGGCATCCCGCGCTTGCGCAGCACCAGGTTGTCGGTGATGACCGGCCTGTCCCCCCATTGAACAGTGATGCCCTGCCAGTCGTCGCCGGAAACGTAATTGCCCTCAATGACGACGCCGGGCATCAGCAGATCAGGGCGGCTCTGCGCCGCGTCGTTCTTGATGAACAGCATCGCCGTGGCAGCGCCTGCACCGCCGATCAGCCGGTTCCCGCGGATGACGATGTCGCGGCTGGCAACCGTGGCACCGGTCGTCCAGATCTGGATCATGTCGTCGTGGTTCAGCTTGTGCAGCGAACCTAGGAAGTCGTGCAGGTAGCAGCCCTCGATCAGCAGGGCCGAAAGCCGGTTGCCGAGCTGGATGCCGTCGCGTTGCAGCCGCGTGAACTCGGAGCGACGGATCGTTATCCCATCGTTATTGCCGCCCCGGACGCCGAAGCCGTAGCCGTCGATCAGCACTTCATCGACCAGCACCCGCTGCGAGTGGCCAATCTCAATGGCGCCTTGGGCGACAACAGCCGAGCCATCGTTAAACGCCTTCGCCTGCCCCAGCATGTCGAGGCGGGAAAGCACGATGTCGGCACAGGCATTGACCGAAACGTCGGGCCCATCGGGCAGCGTGGCCGCGCGACGGAACCGGGCGCCGTCCACCACGATGTTCCGGCAGCGGTTGAGCACTAGCCGGGACACCTGCCCCTTGAGCACCGCCGGAATGGCAGGCGCAACGTCCGTGAGGCTGATGGGCCATGGTTCGGCTAGGGTGATCTCCCCGCCAGCGGCAAAGGCTGCCTTGAGATCTGTGGCGCGGGTTACGAGGGTCATCAGACCGTCGCCGAGAAGATGTCGATGGGGTTCGAGCCGGCCGGGACCACCAACATGCCGTTGACGCGCCAGAAGCCGAGCGCATAGTCCTCGAACTCGACGTAGTCGCCAGCCAGCCCGCCGGCAGTCGTGCCGTTCATCGTCAGGGTATCATCGGTGCCAGATGCCGAGTAGGCGCCCTGCGCTGCGGCGTCGTTGTCGAGAATGTCCACAGAGCCACGGAACACATCGGTGGGGTTGGCCGCCTTGATAATGCCGCTGCCCGCGAGGGTCGTCTTGACCGCAAATCGATACTTGTCCCCGTTGCCGGTGGAGGCCGGGAGGGTGATGGTCACACCGGCTGCACGGTCGATCAGCGTCGTCTTGTTGGCGTAGAGCTTGGTGACGCTCAGCGTAGCCGCAGTGAGCGGGATCAGGTTGTGATACTTTGCGATGCCGACGCCCTGCTTGCGCAGACGAAACGAGAACAGCCCCGTGCCGGTCTGGAACGCCTTGGGCTTGATCGAGAAATAGTTCGTCAGCGCCGTGATGAAGCCGGAGTTGGCCTTGAACGGTCCATAGCGCATGGTCAGGATGTCGCCATCCTGATAGTCGCCCTCGACGCTCTGGCCCTGGTCGAGGATACCGTACTGGAAGGAGTTGCCGCCACCGTCATTGACGCGGGGGTGCGATTCCAGAGCCCGGATGTTCTCGGCCCCGGAAACAATCTCCACCTCCATGAACGAATACACCTCCTCCGCCCCAACCAAGGCGGTAGAGCCGTAATCGATGAAGCCGTTGTTGACGGGCGTTGCCGTCGCGACCGGTCCGATGGTGATCAGATGACCCGGCTGCTCGGCAAGCGATACAGTCGCAGAAACCGAGTTTGCCAGCGTCGAGCTGGTCGGCTTGGTGCCGGTGTTATTGGTGCCAGCGACAGCGCCCGTGCCAGCAAGCGCGGCGTTGGTGCTGAAATGGCGATACGGAACCTTCCAGAGGGCAGTGATCCGGCCAAGCGTTGCGGCCATTGCCCGGCCACGCAGCATGCACAGCCGGCCATTCGGATGCGGCCCACCATCGCCGTAGAGGTCGAAGGTAATGGTCGTGGATGCAACTGTCTGCGAGGACGAGACGGTGTAAGTGCCGACCCCACCCGTGCCTGTACCTGGCACTTGGGTGACATAGGTGCTTGCGGTAACGCCCGTGCCCCGGATCTGGGTCCCCGGCCGAATGGGCTCCGAGCCCGCCTCGGTGATCGTCAATGTCGTGCCAGAGATCGAACCGACTGCCGTCATCACCACCGGCATGGAAGGCGTCGTCGGGTTGTTCGCTACCCGCATGTCACAGACGAAAATGTTGACCGCGTTGTCGAGCGACAGCATCCAATCCGAGATGGCGGTGAAGTCCGCATCGATGTAGCTGCCGCTGACGCCGCCATGGGCGGCCGGCGTGTTGAGCATGATGATGACGCCGGGCCAGCGGGTCTGAACGTCCCTGATCCAGCGATTGACGCGCAACTGCATGTTGGCGACCGAGACCGACGCGATCAGGTCGTTCTCAAGCAGCGCATGGCCGATGGCGAGGTCCGGGATCACACCCGCGTCCGCAATCGGCGTGAACCACTGGGCTTCAATATCACCGTTGATGGTGTCGAGAGTCTGGCTGGAGTATCCGTACACCCCAAACTGATCCATGCGCGTCGAGGCCGTCATGCGACGGAATTCCATCGGCGCGCCGCCGAAGATGTTGGCCCACTGAATATCCGAGACGGAGTTCCAGCGGTCGGTCTGGTGCTTGGCCGCAGCCGTAATCGAGTTGCCGGCGGCTACTGTAACAAGCTGGTGACGCGGCGGCTGCAATGCCTGCAATGCGGCAGCCAGCTCCTGGAGGTCCGCGCCTGGTGCTTCGATATCGATGTTTGCCATCAAGAATTCCTCAGCATCAGGTTGCTGCCGTTGAGTTGTAAAAAGCTGCCGTTCAGGATCAGGAAACCGAAGCCGTCTGGGGCTGAGCCGCCCGAGATGCCCTCACCGAAGGCGACCGGCATGCCGCCACTGGCAACAATCGTCACCGGATAGCCAAAGCCATCAGGGGCAGCGACAATCGGCGTGCCATAGCCTTCCGGCGCTTCGGAAACCGGTAGGCCGCCAGCTTCAACAACGTTGACCGGCCAGCCCATCAGTCGTCACCTGTCATCATATCGCGCTCAAATGAGCGTTCCGACTGTTCCGACTGCTGCGCCGCCTGCGATGCCTTGATTGCCGCCTGCAGCGCAGCAGTTGACACAGACGGGGAAACCGCCGACGTTTCCAGCCCGCCCACAATGGTGACAGGCAACCCATTGGACGACACAATCGTTACGGGCAGACCACCGATGGCCATGTTATGTGCCCTCCTTGAGATTTTCCGTCGTCACGCTACCAACAGCATGACAATTGCTTCTTCTTCCGCCAGCAGCGCGGCAGCTTCCGTGCGCTGGCGCTCGTAGGCAATTAGCGTGGCTTCGATATCGCCCAGCGTTGAGCGCAAGCCGTTGAGCGCCAATTCCGCTTCGACATAGTCAACGACCGCAGCGCGGCTCACGGGCGCATTTTCTGGGGATGCCGCAGTTTCGACGTATTCGGTTTCGGCCTCTTCATCGTTGCCGAACACACGACGGAAAGCCGTTTCGACCGCAGACCGCAACTCATCGCGTTGAGCCCGACGCAGACGGTCGCGGGCTTCTACGTGCCCAGACCCGCCATCCCACGAGACAATGACTTCGGGCTCAGGCGGCCCGACAAGCCCAACGACAAGAAGGAGCGACATTCATCGGTCACTCCCACCCATAAACGAACGTGACCACGTGGGCGACGGTGCCGGTGGAGCCGACAGTGCCCACATGCTTGGTGACAAGGGCGACGAACTCACCGGGATTGACGAAGATCGGCGCATCGCCGAAATCCACGAACGACCCGCCCGGCTGAGACACCATGGTCGAAACCGCCTGATTGGCTGTCACGAGCTGCGTCAGACCAGCGAGCGGGATGCGGCGCGGCGCCTTTGCAGCCGCAGCCTCAGCCGTTGCCAGCGACACCGCCGTATGCCCGAAGGCTAGGGAATACTGGCTGACATACGGGCCGCCCACCACGACAGTCTGCACGTAGCTCGTGAGCCCGACGCCACGGATCACAAGGCGCTTGCCGGGGACAGACACCGTACCTGCCGGCACCTGATAGGAGCAGATGATGCCATCGGTGTTGACCGCGAGCGATACGGTTTCCCAGAACTGCCCGCCGAGGCCAGTGCCGAGCGCCGCCGTGGTGTTGGTTGGAACCGCAGCCGTAGGGTTGGCCGAGTTGGCGTAGTTCGCCAGCGAGCCCATCGTGCCGCCGCTGAGGCCCTGATAGGAGCCGAACATGCGGCTAGTGATGGCATTGAGCTTGTCGGAGGCCATGAGCCCGCCGATGCCGATGGTGTAGTCACGCATCGTAAACTGCATGATGCCGCCAGCCGCGCCGCCCGTGATGGCATGACGGATGGAGAACGGTAGTGAAGCTGCCATGAACGGCTGGCCCTGCCCGACCGGGGTCGGAATCGAGGCATAGAGGATGTTATTGATCCAGAACCGCGTCTCGTTCTCGTGGTAGCTGATGAGGAACGAGTAAACGGTCGAATTGGTATACTCGAAGTCCAGAACTGCCGTTGTCGCTTCCGTCCCGTTGTGGTTGATCACGCCAAACAAGCCGGAGCTGTTCAGGCGGAAGTAGGCGCCATCGGTCGGAGCATAGGGGTTGGCAGCGCCGCGCAGGAACATGCCAAAGTCAATAATCGTGTTCGCGACCGGCTGCGACGAGAACGACGCCTGCATTTCGCAGAAGCTCTCGGTCGAGCCCAAGAGCGGGAACATCGCATAGGTGCCGAAGCTGACGCCCGTGGTCGTGGTCGTGATGGACGAGGCGTTGGTCAGCAGCCCGCCAGTGTTCCACGTGATCGTGGCGGTGGTATTGGAGTACGTGTGCTTGCCGGTGTTCTGCGCCGTGTAGTTGAACGTCTCGCTGTCCATCAGCGTGTCTTGAGACACACGCAGGCGGTAGTCCACGTCCGTCTCTGGCGACAGCAGCGACACATTGCCGGTGACAGTGCCGGGGTCGTTCTCCGAGAACATCCGCAGGCCGCCGACATTGGCCGGCGTGGTCGCATCAGGCAGGCGCACCAGAGCACGGTTGGAGGCATCCACCTCAAGGCCGTTGCCGCTGGTTGTGCCCTTGATTACGCTATCGAGTGCCATCGTATTTCCTTAGCTTGCCCAGACCCAGCGCACAGTCCACTCGCCTTCGAGCTTTTCAGCGCAACGCCCGTAAATCGTGAAGCCAACGCCATCAGTCGGCGTGCCGCAGGTCAGGCCAACAAGCATCGCCAGATAGCGATGGTCAGAAGCCGTGTGATCGGCGGACGTATCGTCGCCCATGATCCATGCCTCGGCATTGGCCGCTGCCGTGATCTCGGTTTGCCCAACCACAGCAATGGACGCCTCATTCGAGCCAGGGAACGCCCCGAAGTCGATGGTTGCCGTGCCAGTCGCGTTTGCCATCAGTTAGCCATCGGCGCCGAAGTGTACACACGGCCATCAGGCGTCCTGACAACCTTGGGCTGGTTCATGCTGTTCGCCAGCATCGCAATCGCCTCAGCCATTGCCGCCTGCCCCTGAGCAATCGTCTGCAACGCCGACTGGCCTTCCTCGACCTCGCGACGTTCGGACGGAATGAACCGCTCGACCATCCGCGACACGGCTTCCGCATCAGGCACGGGCGGCGCTTCCGCCGTGCTGCCATCGGGCAACGTCTTGGTCGGTGCGGGCGTCATCAGGTCAATGCCGGCCTGTGCCAGCTTGGCGTTGGCTAGGGCAATGTCGAGGCTGCCCTTCTGCATGGCCTGCGCATGCTGCTGAGCCGCGTTGGCGCGGGCTTCCTCGGCCGCCGCAAGACTGATCTGGTTAAGCCGTTCCTTGGCCGCAAGCTCAGCCTGCCGCTCCTGGTCCTTGGCCGCCGCTTCCTGCTGTTTGACCTGCAATGCCTGAGCGCGTTCCGCGTTCTCAACCTGCGCGGCCTGCTGCTCCATCTGGAGGCGCTGAGCATCTGCGGCGGCCTGAGCCTGCGCTTCCTGCTGGCGGGCCTGCATTTCGGCCTGCTTCATTTCCTGCTCGGCCTTGGCGGCTTCCGCCTCGGGGTTCGGCTGAGGCTGGCTCGACTTCTGCGCCATGGCCTCGGCGAACTCCTCAATCGCTCCCTCAAGCTCACGCCCGGCGCGATACGGCGCCATGGCGAACTTGAGAATCTGCGCGGCCATTGGCGCGGCGCCCGGCTCCATCTGCACCAGACCGCCCAACTGCTGGAGCGACCCGCTGAGCGCCTGCAAGAACTCGTTCCGGCGCTGCTTTTCCGCGTCCTCGTCGGGCTGGATGGTCGAATCCGTCTCGATGTCCAACACAAATGGCCGAATGCGCTCGTCACGCAGGAACTTCATCACCTGTTCGATGGTGACGGTCTGCTGCAATTTCTGGATTTGAGGCTGTACCTGCCCCATGATCTCCTGCTGAGCCTGCGCGGCCATCTGCTGGGCCTGCTCAGGGTTCTCACGCACCATCTGCTGCGCTTCGGGCGTCTGCAACGCCTGTTGCACCATCTGCTGGTACTGCTGTTCGGCCTGCTGCGTCAGTTGCTCGATCTGAGCCTGAATGTCAGCGTCGGACGGAATCTCCATCTGCGACATGCTGAGAAGGGTTTCAGCCTCGAAATTCTCGGCCATGATCTCGGCAACGATGCGCACGAGGTCACGGGCAACGCGCACAAGCTCCATCTGCTTGTTGCGGATGCGGACCGAACCGTACTGAGCCTTGATCTGCTGGGCGCCAAGCGTCTCTGATGCGTCCGTGGTCCCGCGCATGATGTCGCTGAGGCCCATGATCTGGTAAACATCGTCAATGACCTGGCGGCGCAAGTCCACGAGCTGCGCAATGGTCGTGACGATCATGTCGATGGGCAGCCAGACAATCGTGTCCTTGGCCGCCCCGCCGCCGAATGCCGCCCAATTGCTGATGGGCACCATCACTTGTCGATTGTCGCGCGTCTTTAGCGCGGATTCGATGGCGTCACCGATTTCGCCAGCGCCAGCCGGATAGAAGCCGCGCACCTGCACTGCCGAGGCAAGCGCCGAAATGCGGCCCGTCAGTTCGTTTATTTCCTCTAGCTGGTCCTTGTAATAGACCATGTCCGGGACAGGGACGAGCGAGCGGCGCTGCAACGTGCCATAGGCCGGCTTGGGACAGGGAAAGAACCCCTCCAGCTTCAGGTGCGGCTTGTCATCGTCCAGGAGGACATCGACGCCCTCGGCAACCCACACGACGCGCTTCTGGTCCTTTGACCAGATTTCCCACACACCCGCCTTCAGCGAGTTATCTGCCGCGCCGTTGTCCTTGTCGTCCTTGCGCACCTCGAATGAGGCACCGAGATAGGCGTCACCCGATGTCTTGCGGAAGCGCTTGCGCATGGCTTTGCGAGACATCCAACCGCGCCGGGCGACCCAGCCGACTTCGCTCCACTTGCGCGCAGGCTCGTGAACGAAATCCTTGCGGTCCAGATGCTCAAGGCACAGCCGTTCGGTGCTGTATTCGCCTTCATCTGCCGTCTCGTAGCGCACCCACGGCACGCCACGGGCATTGATGGTCAGGTCATCCCTGAGCAGCATCATTACCGAGTTGATGTCGTTCATGTCGAAGGTGACGATAACGCTGCGCTCCAGCACCTCTGATGAGGCGCGATAGAGCGGGCGCCGATCCTTGAACTTCGGCGTGACCACCGGCACAGGCGGGCGGGCATAAATCGATGGGCCAAGCACCTCAATATTGGCCCAGAACATCTGGAATTCGCGGTCGCGGGTGGCGCTGGCGAGGTGACGCAGGTTCGCATACAGCTTGTCGATGCTGTCGCAGCGGTGCTGATAGTCCTCGAATGCCTTTTCCGCAGACGTGATGGCAGCCAGCCAGGCGCGTGCGCTCTTGGGCGCCACGTCCGGTCCCGGCGTGTCGTCTATGGTCTGCTCGTCAATCATTGAGCGATCCTAGAGCTTGATCCGTGAGCCATGGCTTTCGACAACCGGAGGCGGAATGAACTTCCCGGGGGGCGGCGTGCGGGCCTGTTCCGGCTGTTTGGTCGGCTTGGCCGACATCATGCGGTCAAGCAACTGGCCGACTAGGCCCAGCGCGTCGACCTGATCGTCATGGACGCCAACCGGGAACGACATCATTTCGCTGATGAGGTCTGCGGCCCATGGTGCGTTGCGGGGGTAGCGAAGGCCGCGAGCTGCGATCCTGCCGCGAATGGACTGCGCCCGGATGGCCTTGTCTCCACGAGTAGGGAATGCCTCACGAGCGACGTAGGCGCCTGTCTCAAGCTGGCGACGAAGCAGAAACGGGCCAACGCCAGACTTGATCTGCCCAGTTTCTTCCGCCCATCCTATGGGCTTCCACTTGAGCACCAGTTCGCAGAACGCATCGACCCATTTGTCAGAGGCCGCCTGAGCGCGCCAAAGGTCCATCAAATACGGGTTGCCCTCGGTATCGAGCCCAAGGACGATATGGACGGTGTAGTCGCCGCCATTCGATGTGACGGCATAGTCAGAGCCGCCGTAAATGTTCATCTCGCCTTGTGGCGGCACGGCATCGACCGGGATCAGCCATTCGGCCTTGAAATAGTCGCCGCTCTCTGGCGTAGGTCGTTGCTGGTAGAGCGCTGACCAGTCACGCGGGCCAATGGCCTGCCTGATCTTCTCAAGCGCCGGCACATCGTACTGCTCGGGCCAGAGCGCAACGCCATCGGCATTAATCGCGGGAAGGTCGAGCCTTACCCAATCCTCATGCGCATGCTCTGCCTGCAACCAGCCTGCGAGATCGTCCTCGTGCCATCTCGTCTGAATGACGATGATTCGCCCTCCAGGCATCAGGCGGGTGTAGGCGGTGGACGTGTACCAATCCTTGGTCTTCTTGCGGATGACCTCGGACTCGGCTTCCTCTCGGTTCTTGACCGGATCATCGATCAGCAGCAGATGCGCGCCGCGACCAGTCAGTGGGCCACCCACGCCAACGGCATAAAACGCGCCACGCTGGGTTAGCGCATGCTCAAGGCCGCCTAGCTGACCCTCGATATGGAAGCGCTTGGCGCTCTTGCTATCGTCAGCCAGACCAACGCCGGGGAAGATGCCGGCAAAGGCCGCGTCCTCGATTTGGTTCTTGACCTTGCGGCCGAAGTCGTCAGCCAGTTCCTGCGCATAGGTGGCGGTGACAACGTAATGGTCAGGGTTGCGCCCAAGATACCACGCGGGGAAGAACTCGCTTGCCAGCATTGATTTGCCGTGCCGAGGCGGCATCGTAATCATTAGGCGCGTGATCTCGCCGCGCTCTACAGCCTCAAGGTGCCGGGCAATCAGGCGATGATGCGGCGCATCTCGGTAACCGGGCCATTGGTAAGCGGCATAGGAGATCAGCCGCGAAAAGGCATAGTCCTCAGCTGTCGGCGCGTATTGCGGCTGCAACTGCTGCGTCTCGCTGTTCCTTGGTGGTCACGTCGATTGAGCCACTAAGTTCTTGCTTGTCGGCAAGCCCCAGATCCCGAGCGATGATGTTCGCATTGAGCAGCCCGGCCGACGCGCCCTCGAACTTCTGGGTGCGAATGATTTCGTCCACACGCGATGTGACTTCACCAAAGCCATGCCGCAAACGATACTCGCCCCACGCTTGCTGGCTGATGTCGAGGAAGATGCACAAGCCCGCGACAGTCATGGCCCGCATCTTGTCGAGCGGCTGAATTGTCACCTGCCCCTGGTATGCAAACGCCTGCGCTTCTTTCAGTGGGTTGGCTTCGACCCAATCGAAATACTCGACACACGCATCCCACAGTTCTTCGGGACTGGCGAAGATGGGCTTGCGGCCATGCGAGCTGCGCTGTCTCCAGAACTGGTTGCCAACTGGAGCTGCCATATCTTCACCTTGGTGGTCTGATCGCCTGCTGGTCGTGGTGTTTGTACGGGATGCACTCGATTGGCCGGCTTACATGAGCCCGTGACGGCTGCCGCGCCATAAAACGCACATTTAGTTGCATTACCCCTTGACGTCCGCACATATATGTGCGACAAAGGGGCATCGAAACACGGAGAACGCAGATGACCTACGCAATTTACGAAATCGCCGGCACCCGCAAGTCGCAGCTTCGCGATGCGCCTGAGTTTTCGAACATCGAAGCGGCGGTTGATTTCGTGAACGATAAGTTCGCCAAGGTCTTGGCTTTTATCGAGCACGACGAGGACGAGGACGCTTACGACTTCATCACTACCATCGGCGGGCAGTACGCAATCGAAGCGGTGCGGGCATGACCGCCGCCGATTTCGCCCGCTGGCGTGAACTCATGGGCTTTAGCCGTGTGAAAGCGGCTGAGGCCCTTGGGCTATCGAGGAACATGCCCGCCAAGTACGAGGCCGGAACCGCGTCAGTGCCGCTCTATGTGGCCTTGGCGTGCGCTGCATTGGTTCGCGGAATTGCGCCTTGGCCGAACTGACGCCGTTACCCGGCTTGGCGGTGGAGGTGCGCGGCGATGAAGGGGTGGAGCGGTTTAGAGTGTCGCTCAGCACTCGCAGCCTGCAGACCGCTTCAAGGATTGGGAGTGACCCGCGCCTTGCACGCTGCCGACGAGCATTCCCGTCAGCGTACCTGAATCAAAAAGGCCCGAGTTGCCCCGAGCCCTACCGGCGCTTTGCGCCTCAAGATAACTTAAGGGACGTGATTTGCGGCGGAATGTCAAGCGGCTGCCCTTGCCCCATCCACGCCGTAGTGCTTCACGAGCGCGTTGAGCCCGAGACGTAGATCCCCAAGCAGGTGCTCAAGCTGCACATCACGCCTGATCACGGCATCGAGCGCGCCGAAGATGTTGCCCATGTTGCCGATCTCGGTCTGCTTGGCGCGGACGGCTTTGACCATGGCGTCATAGCGAGCCATTGCGGCTCTGGCCTTGGTGATGTTCTCGTGGTTGTCCTTGCCTCCGATGCGGTTGAGGTCGACGGCGCGGGGAATGCCGGGGGTGCCGATGGCGTGGGAATAGGCTTCGCAGTCAGCCAGGTACAGCATTGCCGCATCGTACTGGGTTCGGGTGATGATCCCTTGCAAGCAGTAGCGCCCTACAGCGCTCCCGGCCATCTGGTCGCGGGAGATAGCCGGGGGAAGGCCAAACACCCGCTGGCGGGCTTCTATGGCGACAGCAATGGTATCCTGCTCCTCACGGTCTAGTCCGTCACGGTGGCGAGCTGCGACTTCCGCCGACACGCGAGAGAGCTTGCCGTTCGGTTCACGCTTGCCGGGTTTGCGTCGTCTGCCCATAGTGTGTCTGTCGCCCCTTGTGGTGGTTATTCGGATTTGGCTTTGGAAAGCATGGCGCGGAAGATGTTCGAATACATCTCAACGTCATCGTCCCATTTTTCACTCTTACCGATGCTAACCATGTAGTCCCGATCCACGCCCCCTCGGTACAATGACGCGGCCGCAGCGCCCATCTCTGGCGTCGGCTCCATAAGCGCATCGATGACGGCGTGGGCTGCTGGGACATAGGTGGTCCACAACCGCGCGCCCTCGTCCACGTCATCGTTTGACTGGTGGTCCGGGTCTAAGCCATCCAGCGCGCAAAGCGCCCTCGCGCATCTTTCGATCATTGTCGTCATCTGCTGCCCCTTATGTGATAGAACGGATGGCGGTGGCGATGCGCGTCAGCGGCGTGACATGCACCAGCCGCGTTTCGTAGTCCGGCACCGGTTGCACCATGGCGTCAGGGTTCTGCGCGTTGTAATAGTTCATCGCATCTTCAAACGCCTCGCACCGGTCGTCGGCGTGAAGGTCGGAAAACATGTACAGCACTTGGCCAAGGTGGCGCATTGCCTCAGCCCTACCGGCCTTGTGGGCTTCGAGAAGGGCTTGGGAGAGGAGGCGCTCAAGCGAAAGCGGTGGGACGCCGTTCTTCAGCACGAAATTGCCGATGTCGCTTGCCAGCCTCTCCGCTTTCTCTCGGATGTCGGGGGTCATGGGCGGGGCTCCAAATACCGAATGCACCAAGTCGGGTGGAACGGACGCGATACGACCGCGTGGTCGAGGCGGACCAAAATATGCGGGCCGCGCGTTCCAGTGATCGTGCCTTGATAGGGCTTGCCGTGACCGGTGTATTCGACGCGCCCGCGCACCTTGGCAGGCACGGCGTAGTTCTCACGAATCCACTGTATGCTCATGCTGCATGTTCCTCTGATTCAGGGGAGCCGGTGGAATAGCCCCTGCGTTAAGACAATATTCATCAATAAGACGTAGGGTGAGGTATCAGGGCGAAGCCCCTTTTCTCGCCATACATGCTTGGGCATACATAGACGGTATCCAGCCAACACCCGCTATTATCGACACGACTGCTTCCGGATGCTCCCGGTGGCGCTGAGGAGGTCGTCGCTCCTGGTATTGGTTCTCACCGCTTGACGTCGTTTGTCCAACTGGCCCTTCCGGGGCATTGGCGGTCGTCTATTCCGGCAAGTGTCGGCTGTAGGCACTTTCCTAGACCAATGAGCCCTCGCCAAAGCGGCATTTTGGTCCGTAGTCGAACTGCACATCATTCGCTTGCGCTCCACGTCGCGGTATCATACTACCACTAGTGCGTCGGGTGATCTGCTGAGAGACCGACGATATCGAGGGCTTCGCCACTTGCCGGTGGCGGGCCCTTATTCTTTTGGTGCCTCCGCAGTAGGCATGCAGTTGCGTGGCTCACGCCCCATTTCAGCGTCGTAAAGACGATACCAAGCCAAAACCTCGTCTGGATTACCGGCCTCGGGGTCAAGGCAGCCCATAGCCGCGTCGATGCAGCGGTGCAGCCGGTCTACTTCGGCACTCGCGACCCGCTCCTGCACATCAGTGAACATTTGGGCGGCCCGCCAAAGTGCATCGGCTACACTTGCTCGGCTGCGGTCATCGTCCGCAACGTCGGCGACAAAGATCTCCAGCCGATCGTCCCAATGGTGAGTGATGGTCACTGTGTAGGTAACGGGCGAACGCCGCGCACCCAAGTCTACGACGTCCCCCGTCATGCCGCGCTCACATACTTAGGAGCGGCGCGGAGGACCCGCAGGATTGTCTCGGCGTCTTTCGGAGTCTTGTGGGACCAGCGGACGCTCACCGGACCATTGCGGTAGACAATCGCTCGCCCCTCAACTGCAAGGGAGCCAACACCATTTGCTTCGTTCATAGCTGCTTCGATGCCGGTAATCTGCTTTGTCATTTGGCGTCTCCCTTTCGATGACTTGACCCTATAGCGTATCTACGTTACCGTCAATAGCGTAGGTACGAAAAATTCGGAGGTTGACCAAAAATGTTGGAAACGGCGATAACCCGGCGCGTGGGACGGAAAATGGAATTCCCGGACAGGATCACCCTTCCGCTGGCGCATGGCGTGCTGGCGCGCATTGACGCTGCCCTGAAGGACGACGAGCCCCGCCTTGACCTGATCCGCGAGGCAATCGCGCGCGAGCTGGAACGGCGGGAGAAGCTCAAGTGAAGTCCTCCCACCCTGCCCGGCCTAACCACGTGGCGAGATGGGGCACATACTTCCCATCGTCCTTGAGCCGGTACGTTCTCGTATCAATCTGCGACTGCACGTAAGCCTTGGCGCCTGCCTCTATCTGCTCGACCGTCGCCCCTAGCTCCATGTCGATGAACAGGCCGCTCGACTTGTCCAGCGTGCGGGTTCGATACCCGCCTTTCAGAATGGCCTCATATTTCGCCCGTGCGACCGCCTTGCCATCCTTGCGAGGCCATATCTTCCAAAGCCCGTCAAAGTCGCCCCTTGGGACTGCTATTGGCGCTGGCGCATCATCTGGGAATAGACGGAGGACGTTGCTCATTGCCCGCGCTCCATCCGTGCCTGATGCGTGCGACAGCCGTAAAGCGCAGTGGTGTGGTCGCAGTTGAATACCCTGCCGATCTGGGACCAACTAAGATGCCGCTCGGTTCGCAGCCGGTACATCGCCTCATGACGGGCGCGCACCACATACCTAGCCCGAACCTCGCTGATGATTTCCGCAACGTTCGAATGGTGCTTCCACGCGACCTGGCGCAGTATCTCAGGGGTGGAGAATGGTGTGTGCGGTTCCTTGCCCGCCGCAAATGCGGCCTCGGCTGGCGAGGTGACTGGCGCTACCTCAGTGGTCCGCACCGGCAGGAAGGCAGGCAGGGTAATAACCGCCACCGCTTGTGGCGGACGACGCGCGCCAACCTTGACCTTCGGCCGCCATGACGGTTCGCCGTCACCCGGATCGTCTTTGCTTGGCCAACGCGGCGGGCGAACGGCAACAAGCTCGCTGAAGCCGTAGTCCTTCGCGAGCAACCGAATGGAACTTTCCCGCGCATAGCCGACTGCCTTGGCCACGTCCTGGATACTGGCGCCTTTGCGCAGCATGGCTCGCGCGTTCTCGGCAGCGATGTCACGGTCAAAGACCTGCAATCCTCGGTAGGCGACCTTGCCGCCGATCTGTTCGGCTTCGTAGCTCACTTCACGCTCTCCACAATGAGGGGGTGGGATTCAGACAAAGACACACGCACCAGGCCGCCCTTGACAGGCTCACCCATGGCGTAGGTCGGAATAAAATGGCGGTCATCGATGCCAATGGCGTCGGCAATTCCGTCGAAGCTGGCCTTCATGCTGGCGACGAGGTTGTCCATGTCGCGGTGGCGCTTATCGGGAGGGAAAAACACGACGCTGACGGCCACGCGGGCGCCCAGCGGCAAGCTCTGCTTCTCGCCCCCCAGCGCCAGCACAGTGGCCCAACCGGCTGCATTGCGAGCGCGGCTGCTGATGCCGGCCTTACGCGCCCAATGCACTCGCGCATTCGGGCTCAGCGCTTTGTCAGGCCATGGGAGGTCTATAGGGGGGAGGGTCAAAGCAGCGCCTCCTGCTTTGCGGGCTTGGGAGGCTCGATAAACATGTCAGGTTCTGTCAGCGCTCGACTTATGCGGGCGCACGCCAGATCGAAGTAGATCGGGTCCACTTCAATCCCGGCAAAATGCTTCCCGGCCTTAACCGCTGCTACGCCAGTTGTGCCGCTGCCCATGAAAGGATCTAGGATGAGCTTGTTTGGCTCAGGCAGGTGACCTATGGCCCATCGCATTACCTCGACGGGCTTTTGAGTGGGGTGCCCCTCGCGAGCCTCACCGCCCTTGCGCAGCATCCCGTTCCACATCCATTTGATGCGACGGACGGCCTTGGGGAGATTGGTCCACGCCAGTTCGCAATCAGCGAACCCGTTGTCCCCGTTTTCTTTGTCCCAAACCAGCCAACATGATGATGCGGGGAAACTGTAGTAGTTGCCCCCAAAAATAATCGACCACTTGGCAGAGCCGGTGACAAGCGACATCAACTCTGGAGAAATCGGTTTGATATCCCAATCTGTTGCCCTATACTCCCGCTTTGCGGCTGCGGCGTTTCCATACTTGGTCCCGCTCTGCTTGTGCATCGTGGAGTCCGCCCCAATCCCATATGGCGGGTCAGTGACCACGGCATCGAACCGGCCAAGCGTCGGCAGCACCTCAAGGCAATCGCCAAGGTACAGTTCAACGCCTTCCGCCAGAACTTCCTTTCGGACGTAGGTCACCGCCTCCCCTCCCCTACAGCACGGCGGAGGGCGGCGGTGACGAGCGCAGCCTTATGCGGAAGCCTCGTCGTTATCCGGTGGGGTGTCTTGCGGGACACGACGCGGCCGACCTTGGCGGGGTGGGAGGTCATTGCAGCCTCGGGAAAAGGGGGCGAGCACCATGCCCGCCCCTAGTTATCAGGGAAAGACCGTCCCAGCCCGCTTGCGCGGCCAGTCCTGCAAGTGGTCAGCAACAGCAGGGAATTGGCGGCACATGCCCCACGAGCGCGCCCCTCGCTCGGTGCCGTCAATTCTCTGCGGTTGGTAGTGGACAACGCGCATCAGACAAGCTCCGGTGCGCGCGTATCGAGTAGGTGAGCGAAGTGCGTCGAGATGTCGTCGGCTTGGCTGGCGAGAGGGCGGAAACGCTCAAGTTGCCAACCCCACCCCTCCTGCGGGGATGGGTACTCCACCAAGTCAAGAACCGCGCGCCCCCACGGGTTCACGAAAGCCTTCGTTATGGTCACGACTTCATTTGTTGTCGGATAGGCAACGCCAAACTTCGTGTAGGCTGTGCTGTTCTGCGTGCCGCCTCGGATACACACGACCTTGGCGCCAATCCTTGCCCACGAGGGGATAGCTTCACTCATGCTGCACCTATGGTTGAAAGGGTGGCCGGGATGCCCGAGGAGGAGGGCGAGCATCCCGGCCTATCAGCGCCAGACCGGAGGGAAACGGAGGCTGCTGAATTCGAGTGTGTCATGCCAGCGCCGCCGCAATGGTCAGCAGCAGCGCCGCGCCTGCTATCAGGGTGCCCCATGAGAAAAGGGCCAGTGCGAGAATAACGAGCACCTTCACTTGCGCCCCCTGAAATCGCTGAGACGCACGCCACTGACGTAGGCGCAGAACCAGACAAAGGCGGTGACGGCGATAACCAGCGGGATGGGATCAAATGCGTCCATCATGCGGCCTCTTGGGAAAGGGAACGCGGGGACGGTGTGGCGTCAACCGCCGCCCCCGCGCTGGCCGGTTCACCCGGCGCAGTCGTGTGTTCTGTGTGGTCCTCGTGTGCGTGCACCCGCGAGAGCTCGTCGGCTGGGAGCATCCCGAGCGCCGACATGTACAAATCCAGCAGCGCGTCCTGTTCCTGCCTTTCAGCATGGTCCAGCTTGCGGATGCGGACGATTTTCTTGATGGTCGGAACGTCGAACCCGTTGCCCTTGGCTTCGGCGTAGAGTTCCGACTTGTCGCGGTTGAGGTCCTTGATTTCGGCTTCAAGCCGCTCGACGCGCTCGACAAATGCGCGGAGCTGGTCGCGCCCTACGTTGTCCCCGGTCATGCTGCCGACTCCGGTGCGCGAAATACGTCAGGGCGCAGCTCGTGCGGGGGAATGCCAGTCGCGGCGGAAACGTCCATCACCTTGTCGGCTGGCACACTGTCGCGAAACCGCCAGTTCAAGATGACGTTGGGTCCTGAAAGCCGAAGCGTCTCAGCAGCTTTGGTCGGGCCGCCCAACTGCGAAATGATCCGGGAAACGATGCTTGCGGTGGTGCTCATTTCGTGAAGTTATCACGCACCGTGAACGCTTCGCAAGCCCCCACGTGTTATTTTCGCAATTCACAGCCACGTGGCATGTGTCAGGAATGAGCGACGGCGGCAGAACACCGGCAGACATAGCGAAGCGGCTGGCAGCGCTGATGGCGACCACCGAGCGCAACCAGTCTGGTTTTGCCGAGCATAGGAAATCTTCACGCAGCGTGAAATTAGTGCTTGCGTTCATCACGTAGCGTGATACCTTCTCCCCACACCGAAGCGCACCGCTTCCAGCAAGGGGAATGAAGATGGTCTCTCTCAGCAACGAACGCACCGACACCTCCACCGGCCACGTAACCCGCATCTGGGACGTGGTTCGCGCCGGTCAGGTTGTGGCGCAGCTCTTCAAGAGTTCCGAGCCCTTCTCGAAGTGGCGGCTGAACAACGGTTCGGTTCGCGAGACCTTTGGCAACAAGACCTCCGCTCTGCTGTTCGCGGGGACGCTGTGATGCGCCGCATCGCCACCAGCTATTGGCGCAAGCCGATCCCCAACCGCGATAGCGACTGGTGCGCCTACTACGAGGGCGACGAGGAAGCCGGGCAATACGGCTTCGGCGCGACCGAAGATGAGGCAATCGCTGACTTCATCGAGAATTACCAAGACGCCTGCGACGAGAGGCTTGATGGACCGGATGCGGATTTTCTTCGCGACCGCCAGCAGGACGAGGAAATGCGGCGTGCGGACTGACCACCAACCGCACCGCTAGGGGAGAGATAGAATGGCACTTTCGAAATCAATAGCTGTGATGGGGGCGGCGGTGGCTGCCGTTCTTGGCGGCGCACTGGCCCGCAGAGACGACGAGTTCGACCGCGCAATAGAAGCCCGAGCCGATCCATTCGACCTCAAGAGCTTTTACCTTGGCTCCCCGCGTCGGCCGGATCGGGGCAGATCCATCACCGCACGGGATCGCTCGCGCTACATGCCCCACATCGGCGCCAAGGAACGCGCTCGGCACGCCAGGAAGCCTGACGGCCCCATGCACAAGCTGCCCCCGCTGTTTCGCGCCTGAACCCCATCACGGGAGAGATAGATGCACTACGCAATCCTAGACCCGATCCGCCGCCCGCACTCGCACGCTGACTGGGGTTGGTACGACGGCGCCATCTGCGACCGCGCGCTTATCAAGCGCCTCATCAGCGAGCACACCGACGACCAGAGCGAGATTGTCGAGTTCGACCTGACCGAACTGTTCAAGGGCGGGCAGATGGCGTCCCGCATCGTCACCAAGGATCTGGTGATCGAGGCTTACGAGGACGGCAATCTGTCCCGTGACGCGGAGATTGTCTGCCGCTTCCTCGGTGCCGCTCCCCTGACCCGTGACGAGCACCTTTGCAACCTTGGCGATGCCGACTGGCACAGTGGGGAGGCTGCGTAGATGGGCGAGAGCAAACACACACCGGGGCCTTGGATTGCAACCGCCAGCGACAATGGCGAATGGGGCGTAGACGCCGCAACGGGGTGGGGCATTGCGACGGTCGCGGGCTCCGCTGGCGATGGGCCGGGGAATGACGAGAGCGATGCCAACGCCCGTCTAATCACGGCCGCCCCTGAGTTGCTTGAGGCTTTGGAGCACCTAGTCGACCAAGGCGAAAAGCAGCGGCAAGCCGCAGTCTTCGGCGGGTCGCTGCACCCCTTCGACATGAAGGGAGCGCTGCAAAAGGCTCGCGCCGCAATCGCCAAAGCAGGAGCCTCCCATGTCTGACCACGACACCTGGAACATGTTTCTCGCACATGCCTTCGCGGCTCGCATTGTCGCCGGGAGTGAATACCCGGTTTCGGACGCTGCCGGAGACGCTGATGTACTTCTTGAATTGAGCAAGAAGTGGAAGCCTGAGCCACCTGCCACGGTCGGCCAGACCCACACGTCCCGCACCGTCATTGACGATGGCGTTGCGTATCCGGTGCCCACCCCTCCCCAGCCTGACAATGATGGGTGGATCAAGTGGGAGGGTGGGGAGTGTCCGGTCTCGGATGGCACGATTGTTGACGTTCAATACCGAGACAGGAGTCGGAATGCTGGTGAGGTAGCCAGTTCCAGCAGTGACGCCGAGGGCAGCGCCTGCGGAGCATTTTGGCACAACGACGACAGCAGGGCAGACATCGTCGCCTACCGCATCGTCTCCGAAGCCGGGGTGACGAAATGAGCTACTGGTGCGACGACCGGTCCCTCGCCCTTGAACAGAGCCGCCTTGACGCGCAGCAAGTCCGAGACCGCCACCACCCCGACGACATCGCAGCCGTCAAGGCCGCCACCCTCGCAAAGCACCTGCCCACCATCAAGGCAGTACAAGCCGCCGCTGCTCCTGTGCTGGCGGGAAAGGATCGGAAATGACGAACGCAATCCCAAAGGTCTACGCCGCAATTTCAGCCGTCACCGCAGACCTGGCTGTGGAAGGCATCACCAAGGAGCGCAAGAACCAGCAGCAGGGGTACAACTTCCGGGGCATCGACGACGTTTACAACGCCCTGTCCCCGATCCTGTCGCGCAACAAGCTGGTGATGCTGCCGCGCATTCTGTCCCGCGATGTTACCGAACGGGCGACCGCCAAGGGCAACCCGCTGTTTTTCGTCGTGGTCGAAGCCGAGTTTGACCTGATCAGCTCCGAAGATGGTTCGAAGCATACCATCCGAACGTTTGGCGAGGCAATGGACAGCGCCGACAAAGCCACCAACAAGGCCATGTCAGCCGCATACAAATACGCCGCGATGCAGACGTTCGCGATCCCCACCGAGGGCGACAACGACGCCGACGCAGTGACGCATGAAGTCGCGCCGAAGCCCAAGGCCAAGACCCGCGACCTGTACGCCGAAATGCAGGCCGAACTGGACGCCTGCTCCACCGTGGAAGAACTCGGCATGCTTTGGGCGTCAAAGCCGTTCAAGGCCGAATTCGCCACCCTCCGGGAAGATTGGCAGGCCCAGCTTATCGAGCGGAAAGACGAACTCAAGCGGCTGCTTACCACGCCGGTCAATGGGCAGGCGTTTGTGCCGCCGAATTTTGAAGGGATGCCGTCATGAGCGACCTCAACATCTTCACCTGCACCGGCCGCCTTGGCGCCGATCCTGAGTGCCGCAAGTTCCCCGATGGCAAGCCAGTCGTCAGCCTTCGCGTGGCCGTGTCCGAACAGTGGAAATCACGCGAGACCGGCGAGAAGAAGGAAAACACCCTGTGGCTTCCGGTGACGATCACCAGCGAGGGGCTGTGCCGGATTGCCGAGGCATATCTGAAGAAGGGCTCGCGCGTTGCCCTCAGCGGCATGCTCAAGGCCCGCAGCTACGAAAAGGACGGCAACACCGTCTGGGTCACTGAACTGCACCTGACGCCGTTCCAGGGCACGCTGACCATGCTCGACGGCCCTTCCGACCGCGACCAGTCCAGCCAGTCCGAAGCCCCTCGCCAGCGTATGAGCGCAGACAAGGCGAGCAGGCAGATTCCGCAGCACGCCCCGGCTTTCGAGAGCGGCGGCATGGATGACGACATTCCGTTTTAGCAGTTCCCCCACCAACAGGGACGGGGCGGTTTAAAGCCGCTCCGGTTTATTCGATGAGTGACGGATACACCGACGAAATCAATGCAGAGGCCGATGCCTATCCCCGGCTCGGCGCCGAGTATTTCGCCTCACGCGAGGTTGCGGAACGCTTTATGGCGCACTGGACCGAGCAGCATGCCGAGCAGTTTGCCGAGGCCATCATCAAGCCGGTCATCGATCAGATGACCGAGAAGGTCTGGGACGCCTTCCGCGATTTCCTGATGGCCGACACCCAGCAGAACATCCACACCGAAATGCAGCACATGGTCGAGAACAGCGTCCTTGCCCTTATCGGCGGCCAGCAATGGGCTAACGTCAAGTACATCTCGCCGGAAGGATACCAGACCGAAAAGGTTCGAGAAACCCTCGCCAAGCTCTACAGCGACCAGATCAAGGATGGCCGGATTGCCGACCTTGAAAAGCAGATTGCAGACCTAACGCAACGCCTTGAATGGGCGCGCAGATGACCCGCGACCCCATCACCCTTGCCGACGAAGCCGAGGAACGCTCTGCCGCTGATGCACTGAGGGCGGCGACCAGTGCCAATGATCTGGCCGACGCTTGGTTCGTGAACGTGTCGCGGTACTTCGAGGAAGGCACCGACGCGAACGAGCGGCTGTATCGGATCTATTGCGAGCAGCTCGTGCGGTTTGTTCCCGGCGCGAGGGCAGGCTGATGACAACGCGCGCCATCAAAACCGCTGACGACCTGACGCTGTTCAAGACCTATCTCGATGGGCGACGGCTGCCGTTTACCGTCACCGTCGAGGATGGCCGCGACCGCTCCGCAGAGCAGAACCGCCTATCGCAGAAGTGGTACGCGGAAATTGCCGAGCAGACTGGCGAAGATCGCGAGGACGTGCGCGCCCGCTGCAAGCTCGAAATCGGCGTCCCCATCATGCGGGAATCCTCGGAGAGATTCCGCGACGTCTACGACCAGAACATTCGGCCGCTGCCCTACGAGAATAAGCTGGCCATCATCCGCGACATGGACGTGCCTGTTACCAGGCTGATGAACGTCGAGCAAATGAGCCGGTTCATGGATCTGGTGTTCCAGCGCCATGCGGAAATCGGCGTGGCGCTGACGATCCCGCCTGATCGATTTGCCTATGACCCGCAGCGAAAGGCAGCAGCATGACCGGGCGCTCCGTCCCCGAATGGATCGGCAAGACCCCCGACTCCAAAGTGCCGGACCACGTCCGTGCCCGCATCTTCCTCAACGCAGATGGCATTTGCCACATCAGCGGGCGGAAGATTGGCCCCGCTGACCTGTGGGACTTGGAACACGTCATCCCGCTCTCAATGGGAGGGCAGCACAGAGAGTCCAACTTGCGCCCGGCGCTTCGGGACAAGCATCGCGAAAAGACCGCTGCGGAGGCTGGCCCTCGCGCAAAGGCAGACCGCGTCTTCAAGAATCACCTCGGCATCTCTGGTCCCAAGCGGAAAATACAGGGTCCGGGGTTCAGGAAATCGCAGCCGCAGAGAACAGCATCGACGCCAATTCAACGAAAGGCAGACCGGCCATGACCTCCCCACTACGCGATGCAGCAGAGAGTGCGACGGCGGGGGTGCCCGTGGTGCGGGGGTTGGAGTGGCGGCAGCTAACTTCGCCACGCGAGGACGGGCCTTCCGACTTGATTGCAGGGTGGGAGTCCGATTGCGTCGTCGGCACCTATATCATCAAGGATGATGGCGCCGAATGGTGGCTGCATCTAGCCGATTTGTTCGATGTTCAGCAGGTGGGCAGATCAAGCGACCCCGACTTGCTCCGCAACGTTGCCCAAGCCGATTACGAGCAGCGCATCCTGTCCGCCCTCAACCCCGACTTCCTCTCAGAACTCGACACAGCAAGGGCTGAGATCGAGAGGTTGCGGGGGCGCCTGCGCGATGCCGCCGATGAACGCGACAACCTGTCAACCATCGTCGCTACCGAGATCGATGACGTTGCGGGCGCCGAACTGGACGATCTGGAAGAACGCGCCATCACCGCAGAGTCCGCCCTCACCGCCGCACAGGCAAGGATAGCGGAGCTGGAGGCGGCGCTGAAGCCGTTCGGTGAAGCTGGCGATATTTTCGAGGCTCGAGCCGAAGCGCCGCCGCAGTCCGATGAGGACCCCGTGCATTCATGGACCCACCACAAGGTCGGCACGCGGACCATCACTGTCGGTGACTTCCGCCACGCCCGCGCCACCCTCTCACCCGTGAAGGAGAACGACCGTGGGTGACATCGAACTGACGAGCGCGGAGCTGGATGAACTGGAACGACTGGCGAAGGCGGCAACGCCGGGGCCGTGGTTCCAGACTGGGGCACCTTGGTTCCGAGACGGCTCTGGCGTGCTCGCCGGCTCGCCAGACGGCAACGTAGCTTACCTGATCGCCGACACGGACGACTTCGGGTTGCCTCGCGACGAGTACGAGGGTTTCCCGCTCGGTGACAAAGAAGATGACGCCGCCTACATCGCCAGCGCCAACCCCGCCACCATCCTTCGCCTCCTCTCCCTCGCCCGTGCTGGCATCGAAGCCGGTAAGGCTGAGGGGAGTATGCGGGAGAGGGCGGCGGCAAAGCTGGATCAGCGCGTCACTGAGATCGCTACCGAGTACGGCGATTACGAGCCGGACACCAACTACACCAACCTGCCGGAGTGGGCCGAAGCCGAAGACGGTTTGGTTCGCGCCCTTGGAGGCAGCAATGCAGAGTAGGCTGAGCAAGGCTGAACGACTGCTTTTGGAACTGGAGATGCAGAACCGATACGGCAGGATTGTCAACATCGCCAGCGTGTCGGATGCCAATTTGCTGCTTTGGACCGGGAGGGGAAGTGAGATGGGGGACTTGTCGACGGAACTGCGTAGCGCAGTCGATAACCTCGACGCCAACCCATATCGCGTGCTTTGGCTTTACGTTCAAGCCACGCTGGCACATTGCGGAGGCAACCAGAGCGCAGCAGCTCGACGGCTAGGTATGCATCGGCGCACACTCCAGCGCATTATCGAACGACGCTACCAACCGGATGCCCGCCCATGACGAGGGGAGCGGCAAGCAGTTGGGATACAATGAGAAATGATGGTTGAATCGGAACCCCTGCTAAGGGCGCAGACCTCTAAAGGGTCTCGTGGGTTCGAATCCCATCCTCTCCGCCATTTCCTTGGGTTTTCGGGCGCTCCACTCTCGCCTGACCTTGCTGTTTCGTGCACTATCAATCGTGAACAAAGCGCGATTGCACGACCGTCCCCGTACAAAATCCGTACAGCAGGTTCGCGAGTCGTTCGCGGGCGCAACCCCGCGCCTGTGAGCGCCCTAATAGGAGAGTGATGGATGGAGTTGCTGCCGGTCGAATGTGGCGCGTGCGGCTGGGCTGGGAAGCGCAAGGCTGGCAAGTTGGTCTGGTGCCCTAATTATATACGTGACATAGCAGCGGCGACTTGGTAGGTTGAGGGCACTGGAGACGCGCCATGAACCTCACCGACCCGATCTTTCACGATGTTGACGCAGCCCGTGCCCACCTTGAGGGCATCCGTTGGGCAAACGGCACCTACTGCCCGCATTGCGGCAACGCGGATCAGTCGTCGCTGCACAAGCTGGAAGGCAAGTCGCACCGCCCAGGTCTGTGGCAGTGCAACGCATGCCGCCAGCACTTCACTGTGACGGTCGGCACGGTCATGGAGCGTTCCAAGATCAGCCTCGCCAAGTGGGTTCTCGGCTTTCACCTGTATGCGTCCAGCAAGAAGGGCCTTAGCGCCCACCAGCTGCACCGCATGCTCGGTGTCACCTACAAGACCGCTTGGTTCATGGCTCACCGCATCCGTGAGGCCATGAAGGAGGACGTTGCTTCTTCTGGTCCGCTCGGTGGCGAGGGCAAGGTTGTCGAGGCTGACGAAACCTACTTCGGCAAGACCGACATTCAGCCCAAGACCCGCACCGATGGCACACCGTTCAAGAAGGGCGGCAAGCGCGGCCCCGTTGGCAAGCGTGCCGTTGTGGCACTGGTTGAGCGCGGCGGACAGGTCCGTTCATTCCATGTCGAGAAGGCCAACGTTGAGGCCGTCCGCACGATCCTTTTCACCAACGTGTCGCGCAAGTCCAAGCTGCACACCGACGAAAGCCGCCTCTACACCGAGACGGGCAAGGACTTTGCCGCCCACCGCACGGTCAACCATTCCGGCAAGGAATACGTCCGCTATGAGGACGCTGGCATTGTCCACTCAAACACCGTCGAGAACGTGTTCTCGGTGTTCAAGCGCGGCATGATCGGCGTCTATCAGCACTGCGGCGAGGCTCACCTGCACCGCTACCTCGCAGAGTTCGATTTCCGCTATAATCGCCGTGCCGCACTCAAGGTCACCGACACTGAGCGCGCCGCCGCACTGGTCGCTGGCACTTCCGGCAAGCGGCTCACGTATCAACAAACTGGTGAAGCCCGTCTCGCCTAAGCAGCGCCTCAAGAGGCTCAAGCGTATCGGCAAGGCTTGGAAAGCAAAACCCCCACCGGGATGACCGGTGGGGGCAGATGATCGCCGTTAACGTCCGGTTAACCTACGTAGACGCGCACGACCGAATCGTGCACGCTGCGACGTGACTGGCCAGTGTTACCGCACTGGGGATCGGTCTTAACCGCCGTACTTGGGGGCGACCACTTGTCTGAACTTGATGAACACATAATGCATGTTCGTTCTAAAGGTTCAAGTCCCCAGCGGCTCTTCAAGGAGCCCAAAATTGGGAACCAACCGAAACTTCTTCCTGTCGTATGACCTGAACGGGAGTACGCCCAGCCATGCCGAGATGGACAAACATCTTCGCAAACTGCCGTGCCCCGTTGAACGTGTCCTCGAGACCGTGTGGTACGTCCACACCCTATGGAACGAGGCAGCGCTCTACACCTACGTGAACTCAATTCTGTCGGTCAACGACAGGGTACTGGTCATTGAGGCGACCGACGCGATGATGCGGAACCTGCTTGTTCCGAACCAATCGGTCCAGAAGCTGTGGCAGTTGCCGCTGGTGCTCCCAGCGGCACCCCGTCCACCCGCAATGAGACGCCCAGCACTCGCGCTATCCGGTCGATAAGCCAGAGTCTCATGTTTCAGAACCGGACCTCGGCTTAAGAGCCGGGGTTTTCTTTGACGGTTTTTGCGGCTTCGGCGGCGTCGTCAGCGCGCGGCGCAAGGCGTCGTCGCGGCGCCTGTCTATTTCACCGGGGGATTGATCGGATGACTCGTGGCGGTTCTCGTGGGCAGAAGAAACCATCTCTCAATGACCTATCTAGGAAGAGCCTGGATATCTCCGAGCTAGCCGAATGGCAGCAGGAGTTGGAGGAGGGCAGCGACCGGGCCTGTGCTCTTGTCGCTGGCTCCTACCTCGACCACACACTTCGAACGCTGATCTCGGCACGGCTTATCAGTACGCTTTCCGAAAAGGATCGAAACTCACTTTTTGAGGACATCGGCGCCCCACTAGGCACCATGCACAGCCGAATTCTGATGGCCTACGCCCTCGGCGACGTGACCGAAGTTGAACGAAATCAGTTGCAGTGCATACGCCAAGTCAGAAACGCGTTCGCTCACGCGCCGCGCGCGATCACGTTCAAGCACTCGATAATGATCGACCACTGCAAACCCCTTCGGCTTCTGTCGGCCTCACAGGCCCTAACTAGCGGAGTTTCAGCAGTTGCGGCGGCACTGGTGGATCAAGACATGAGGCGCGTTTTTGTCCTCAGGTGCCTCAACCTGACGCTAGGCATGCTCAACACCACGATGCGCCACCTAGGGGAAAAGCCCGCCCTAGCAGTGCCGCCTAACGATCCGGTTGCGGGGATGTGGGCGGCGCTGCTTCTGGCCGAGCAGCATCCATCGACAGAAATACCCACTCCAGACGATCTTCCAGACGCTCAAAGTCAGGGTTAAAGCCTGAGAACGCGGCGACCCCGGCCTCGATCATGGCGGGGGTCACCTCAGGCAACTTATCCCCGCGTTCGCTTCCATCCTCCATCATAGGCATATATTCCTCTATCACCTGATAGAGCGCCGGCCTGTCACGCCCACAATCCTTAGCGCGCGGGCGAATCGGTGTCCAGCTATGTCAGGTATATAATTAGGTCTGGTGCCCACGATGTGGCAAGCCAGCGGCGTTTCAGCCTACTTCACCCGAGTAACGCAGACAACGGCAACACC